TTTTTTAATTGTGTGATACTGAAAAAAAGAATATTCTTCGCATATCCTTGTTAAACTTCCCCACGCTTCAGTCGTTAAACCTGATTTATCCGTTACGGATTTTATTATAATTATTTCTTTTGGCATAATTTTTATTTTAATTAATAAGTATTTTAAAAACAAGGGCGTTTTAAATCATATTAGTTTTAAAGTTCTAGGTAAAAATACACTTTATTTGAATACAAAGTGATAAAAATGCGAATTATTTTTATATTTTTTTTAAACTAATAATTCTTTAATGAAGAACTTCATAATCGAATGATAGGATTGATAACTCTTATTGATGTAAATACAAAGAAAGTATTCTCGTTCTTCCCGTTTAAGTTCCTGGAATAATTCCCCGCATTTAATATGGTTCCCTTTGTGGTATTTATCTAATATCAAATCGTAATATTCATTAGGTTCCGTAAATCCGTTTTCCCTTAATAGTGTTTTTAATAATTTCATATTTCTAAGTTTTTAAAAAATTTCGTTTTCAAGTTCTTTAATCATTTCTTTATCGTCAGGTGTTGAAATATTTACTTCGAATTCCGTAACCGAATAATCCGAAGGGTTTGCAGTATATTCGAATTCCGTCCCGTCAAGTTTGCGTTTCATTTCTTCAGCAAAACAATCCGCAATTTTAAATTTAAAAGGTTTCATAATTATTTAAAAAATTTGTCTTTGTGGTTTTCATCAGTCGCAAAAGAAGTTCCGTTATTATGGTAGATTCTAAATAATTTAATTTCCTTATATCCTACCATTTGCAAAACTTCATATTTTTGCCCCTTAATATATTTATTCTTTTTTTCTAAAAAGTTCTTTTGACAGGTCATTAGCATATTATTTCGTTTTAAATTCTTTGTAAAGATATACTTTATTCTTATATTAACAATAAAAATAATTATTATTCTTATATAATTACTTTAAAATACTGAAAACCAAACGATTAATTTTAAAAGAAATATTGTTTTATTGTGCGACCAACAATAAAAAGGACCAAACCAATAACAAACCACCACCAAAAACGAGAAAAGAAGTTCGTTATCTTTTCAATAGTAGTTAATTCGATTGGTTTAATAACGGGAACAATCACTTCGTTTTCTATTTTAATGACTTCTACGGGCTTATCTATCGAATAATGTATATTGCCACCCTTTGAGTAAAAAGAAACCTTATATCCATCAACTAAATGAATTACGGTGTCTTTAAAAGGAACGTATTTAGTTATGTACTCCCGTATGACTTCCCTAGTCTTTTTGTTCTTAATCAAATTAACAAGCGAATCAATTTCCGCAGTATCTTTTTTAACAACTATAAACGAATCTATTTCAACTTTCGGTACCTCAATAATAACCGTGTCGATAATAGTGTCGTTGTTTAATAATTCAGGGCAACGATTAACAACCCTTTCTAGTTTCTTATTACATCGCTTTTTTTTCCTTAAATCTTTTGAAATAAAAGGATTACAAGAAACAAAAGTTAAAGCCAATAAAAAGATTAATAAATTTTTCATCTTAAAATATTGGGTACTTAGTTCGCCCGTTAACTTTTACGGCTCTTAAAACTTGTTTACGATTCATTCCGTTAGATTGGTAACTAACGTGAACCCAATCAGGACTTTCGTTACTTCCGAACTCCCAAATTAATTGGTCGAACTCTAAATTGTCTTTAATAAAATAAAAGATTTCTTTATTAGTTGCCGTCCCCTTTCTAAAATCGTTATCCAGGTCAAGCGCTTTACCGTCGCAATGCTGCGAAGTTCTACTTCCTTTAAGTTTAGTATTTAATTCTTTTGAACGGTAACCACTCGAAACAAAAATAGTTCCTAAAGCATCCCGCAAAGGTTGGAAAACATTCTTCGCAATAAGTTTAAGATTTAATAAATGTTCTTCAGTTGGCGTATTATCAATATTATAAAAAGTTGCCGTATTCGATTTAATAACTTCCCTTAAAGTTAAATTTCCTGATAGTTTCATATTTTTATTTTAAAATTGTATTGGCTTTAATGAACCCGATTTAACACTTTTTTTAATTATAGTTTCTATGTCTTTTTTCTTTGCCACTTCTTTATCGTTCCACGCCTTTACAATTTCTGCAATAATCGGAAGTACTTGTTCGTCCCTTATACCCGCACCCATTCCAACAAACGAACGCATCGAAACCTTATTCGAATCATTCTTCGTTACATCGACAACTATTTTATCATGTAATTCTTCCCCGATTTTATTAATATGATTTTTTACCGTTTCACTTTCAAACAATAATTTCACGAACTCTTTGTTTTGCATTAACGAAAAAAAAACCGAATCTTTTTTTAACGCAACCTTTAAGTTCGATTCGAATTCCATTTGCTTTTCAATTGCTTTTCCCGTGTCAAAGATTGAAACCACGTAATCGAATTTTGCAATTAAAAAAACAACCATTAACCCGATAACAGCTTTTAAAATTTCCCCTTTAAAATTTTTAAAAAAATCCATTTAATTTACTTTTTTTCGTGAATATTCCCTCTTATATATTCCGAAATAATTTTATTTTCTTCTTTTAAAGTTAGAATATCAATTTTTGTATTCTTGATTTCTATATCATGAATAACTGTAGTTTTTAAAAGTTTTTCGACGCTGCCCGCCATCGAACGCAAATCTTTTTGAAGCCCTAAAGTTTCTTCTTTTAGTTTAATGTCTAGTTTTTCGTTGTCTTGTCTTAACGTCCTGGTTTCGCTATCTATCCTTTTTATATCCATTTCATGCTCTTTACTCGAAATAGATAATTCTTTTTGTTTATCTGCGTGTTCGTCTTGTTTTTTATTAAAAGTCTTAAACCAATTACCCGCAAAGAAACTAAGAAGCCCAAAGGCAGATATCCATAAAATACTTATTGGGTCAATTTCCATTTATTAAGCGTTTAATATTTGATAAGTTAAATTAATTTTAATATCTGAATCGCCCAAAGTTGGCGAACTAGCTGCTGCACCTAAAAAAACGCCGTTATCAATTCCTATATAGTTTTGCGTTTCGCTATAAGTAGAAAATTTTTTTTTAAATCTTCTAATTTGTGAAACTTCAGCACGTAACGCCTGTTCTAATTCCCACAAAGCGGGCGAGTTAGCCACACCAGTATCGGAATAGCCTAGTCGTAAAGTGTCCGTACCCTGATAGTAAGTAGTATTAAAATCTAAATTCATTGTCGCGTGGATTATATCAATATATTTTCCCGCCCCTGGTGTTGGTATTAATTCAATTATATTAGTAATACCGTTTAAAGTTAACAATTGAGCCGAAGTAATATCTATTTCTTTCATTAAAATAGTTGCCCCACCAATGACGGGGGCTTGTACCATATCAGTAGCATAAACCGACAACCATGTTAACGGGTCCGTTCCTGGCGTTATATTAGTTTGAGGTGTTCCGTTAATCATTTTCCATGATTGGGAATTATAACTTACGTATTCGTCAATAGAATATTCTATTGCCGCAGAATATACGGCAACTTGTGACGATTGCGACAATAAAACAAATTGGTTGTAAATCTCAATCCAATTAGCGTCTAAATCTGAATATAAAAATTCGCTTCCTTTTGTTGTTAAAGGTGGGTTAATTGTTTCCCTTAATAAAATATCTTCTTTACTCATAACTAATAATAATATCGTTTTGTAATTGGGTCGTATTTTTTCCTTTTGCTACTATTACCACCCGCAGCCGAAATCCTAATCGCTCCCGACTTTTGTAAATCAGTTCCACAATCATATTCGGGAAATAATTCAGAATTACAATTAATAAAAAATTCCACTCTATTCAAATAAGCCTTCGCCCCATTCATTGATTGAGATACTAAACGGTCGATTGTCCTATCTGTTAATGGTGTCGAATCGGGGTTTGTTTTACCTACCATTCCGAATGCGGTAGAATTCGTGTTTGCCTTGTTTAAATATCTTGCATAAGAATAATAAACTAATACAGCCCGTAATCCTGGATTTTCGTAAGTCTTACCGCCTTTCGTCCATGTTGAACCCTGATATAAGTTTTCGTAATTTGCATCGGGGAAAGTGTTCTTAAATTCGTCCACAAGTTTTAAATAAAATTCATCGCCCATAAAAGGACGTAAATCGAATTCTTGTGCCTCCTGAATAAACGGGTCTAATTTCTTTTGCGTATCTGTATTTTTAGAAATAGGCTTAAAATCTTGAATATCCGTTATCGTTATAATATTATTATCGAACATTAGTTTACGTTTATATCTGTTTTTTGTACCATTCGTTTCGCTTGTATTTCAGAAAGTCCGAATATTAATTCAAGAACCGCCACGGCTTGTTGTTCCGATATTATTCCGTTATTAACTTTCTCTTGTATTGCCACAATTGAATTAGAACCACCAACCGAACCACGCAATCCCGCCCTTGCTTTCGCTTCTTCATCTACTGATTCGACCGTTTCATCAGTTCCTTCAGTTTTAGTAATAGCCGTAGGAATAAGTTTAAAAGATTCTTCCGTTGAATAATTATAGACAACTTCTAAAATCGTTTTCTTTTGCTTTTCAGATAATAAATTATTACCCAATAACGCAACGATTTCTTTTTTGCCTTCGTTCGTGTCTTTTGGTTCAACAGTTTTTGCAACTACTTCAATAATATCGAATTCATGTTCAACAATAAACATCGAATCGTTAAACAGTTCCGCAAAACTTTCTTCAATTACAGTTCGATAATCTTCCGTTACTCCATTATAAAAGGCGGTTGCATCTTTTATTTCGTCAGCGGTTCCCAATTTCCCAGGGGTTGCCAATAATAAAACCGAAGGAATTAAATAGTTCCTAATAATATTGTCCCGAACTGATTCTTCCGTGAACTGATAAAGTTTATCAATATCTTGAATATCGACTTTAGTTAAAACAAACGAACTTTCATCCGTAGATTTTTCTAATAATAGAATTTTACTCGCATCGTCCGAACCCTGAAAAGTGTTTATGTTATCCAAAAACGCTTCCTTTTCGATTTCATCTTCGAATTCTCCCGTTTCCAGGATATGCGAAGCCATAAAGTTCGTAGTAATATTTCTAAACTTAAAAACCTTTGCGTGTGAATCTGTTTGTACATCTTCTAAAACTGAATCCGAAGGTGCTAAAGGGTATTCCATTCCGTCAACGGACCAATAGTATATTTGTCCTTTGTAGTTATCCCAACCGCCCGCAGCATCCACTTCCGATTGTATTGCTTCAGGGTCGGGATTATAAAAATTAATATAATCGATTTCTTCCTTTTTGATTTTAGAACTTTTGGTTTTATCCCAATCATCATAAACCGCAATCATATCGGGATAATCTTCGTTTTCCGAGGTCGTAAATCTTACATCCTGAAAAGGAACATAATTTAAAGAACTCTTTTTATAAAGAGCGTTATAATTTACGTGAATAGCAAACCCGTTAAATTTTGAAACCGCTCTACCAGTTTTAAAAAGTAATTTATTTGCCGTCATTTTCTTTGAAGGGCTTACAATTGTTTTCGCTAGTGCTTCCTGAACGAAACCACCACCGTATAAAAACTTCCCGAATAAAGAAGTGCATAAAGTTCCCGTACCTGAAGAATTAATAATCGTGTTAATCCTTTGCGGATAACTGTTATCAATATCATAATTCAATATACCTTCCGTTTTATTTACGGGGGTTACTATTCTTTTTTCAATATCCGTTATTGTTGCCTTCATTGGATTAACCGTTTACTTTATTCTTCAAAAGGTAGTCAATCATTTTGTCCGTACCCGCTTTATGGTTTAACTTTCTTAATCCTTCAGTTTGTTCCGCAAGTGTATCGCATAAAGTTCTTAAATCTTCATCGCTCAAAACTTCCAACTCTTTAGATTCTTCAGTTTTTGGGGCTTCCGTTTTAGTTCCTTTTGTTAATTCTTTCCAATTTTTAGGAAACCTAACAAATGCGTTAATCTTTACGGGAAATTTAGTTAAAATTTCTAATGATTTTTCGTCCGTTATGTTTGCGTTAGTATAATGCGTTCCGTTTAAGAATAATAAAATACCTGGTTTTAATTCGAATTCGTTTTCCATTTGTAGTTGTTTTAATTTAATTTTTGATTTACTTATATTTTTTAACATATAAAAAAGGTCATTTAAACAGCCGCAGTTCGGTTTTTTATTAAGAGTTTCCCCCATAACAACCGAAGCAATTTTGTTCGCTAAAATCCATTCTTTCGAATCGTGAACATTACGCCAGTTTTTTTTATTCCCTTCATAAGAAAGTAATAAATTAATTTCGTTTTCCAAATCCATAACCCAAAAGTAATAAAAAAAAGCATAATCAAATCCGATTATGCTTTTTTCAATTAGGTTATTTTAATCGTCTTTTACAGTAATCCGTCAACGAGTCCTTTCGTCGTTGCTAAATCAGTATTGAAAAATGTTTTCGGCATGTGTGGCTCCATTGCTTGTTCGTCCGATTTTAATATAATATCGAACGCCCCCTGGTTCTCCTGGTTAATTATATCTCTTATGTTTTGAGAAACAATTAAACCCGCATCCGCACCGTAAACTTCGTAAGCTGCATTTCCGTTAACACCTTTAAATCTATTGTTAACAATTGCAACCATTGAACCTTTCGCCATTGCTTCGAGTTCTTTTTTAGCGTCAGGATCCACGTTAAAAACTTTGAAGTTTATTTCGTGGTTATATACTTCCGCATAAGTTTGTTTAATGAATTCGTATTTCGGTCCTATCGAATTGTTTTTGCCTTCATAAGCAAACGCAACCGCGGGAACTGGTAAAACAACGTCCTCAATAATTTGAGGGTTTCCCACGTTGTAAGTAATAACAGCGCCTAACCAATCATCACGATTAATTAAAATTAAAGTATCTTCCGCACCCGCTTGTAATGGATTGTCGCAATCAATGTCGAAACCTTGTGTAATTTTTCCGCAAATAGTTGCCATAATATAATGTATTTTTTAAGTATCTAAAAAAGGGGGTTTTTAATCCCCTTATGTTTTCTTTTAATCCTTACTTAGTAAGCCAATTGAACTAAATAATCTTCGATTATTTTTGCATCAATATCGTATTGAGTATCTAAATGGTTTAATTTAGTTACTGGGTCGTAAATAGAATTCATTTCTGAAAGGTTTGCAACCTCACAAGTTCCAATCTGCGTATTCGCCTTAACAGTTAATAACGCTCTATGTGGTAAATACCAAACAGTTCCGTCAGATTCGTAAGTTCGAATAATTCTATCCCAAAACTGGAAACCAATTACTTCGATTCCGCCACTTCTTAACATCGTCATTCCGTTTTCTAACCTTTCAGTTGTAAACGCAATATTTGCATCCGTTAATTCTCTTTCGTATTGGTCAGCAACCGATTGAGTTACGATATATTGTAAGCCTTCTTTACCTCTTAATCTAAAATCGGAACCGTAACGCATATTTTGAAGCGTGTTTGTTACAACTCTATTAGCCGTATCCGTTGCGTCAAATTCTTGCGTTGCGAAAGTTGCTTGTCCGTTTCTTGAATCTATCCCTAAAGTTCTTCTATCAGCATCAGCCGCTACAATTGCGAATAATTGTTTCCAAAATCCATCTAACTTATTAAAGTAATCAGGGTCAGTTCACGCAGTTAAGTTTCCACCAGCAA